ACGGATATTGACACACAAGGGGCTCCTATTGGCCGATCTCAGGCTTATTACCACGAAATTTTTGGCAGTCCTGACGAAAGAGACATCGGGGAGTCAAACACAATTATTCGCACTTACTCGACAGGTGGCAAAACTATAAAAATACAGCTAACTGCAACTGTTAAATTCCAACCTTTTCACTTTAGTGGCAAGTTTAAAGGGTGGAATCATCCCGAAAAAATTGAAGTGATTCAAGACTCAGGCACGACAAGTAACTGGGCAGAGGGTGAAACTTTTGATGATCTTGTAACGATCACTGCTGACAACCCCTACATAACTTCTTTTTCGCAAACTGGCTTTAGATACGTTGTAGCGAATATCCAGCGAGCACAGCAGATTGTGACCATTGGCGAAACAGAGTTTGAGACCCAAAGCCAGTATGCGGATCTTAGTTTTTATAGGGGTTTAATACAAAAATCAAACGAATCCGAGCCAGAGCACAACATTGTTTATGTTAATGAAATTGTGCCTAATGCAAAAATGCCAGAATATAATAATTTGACGCTTGCTGGTTTATCTT